GTGGCGGAGTCGAACCGCCCTCAACGGATTTGCAATCGGATAAACGCGTTTAAATTCAACGCATTACAAGAAAACCGATTCCATAACCGTAATTGCTAAGAAATGATGCCTCCTGTTGTGATGCGGCGACATCAGAAGCGAACTCCATTATCTCACGCCGAGCGCGGCCGGCCCCCTCCCCCTGAATCGGGTTGTTTGGGCCACAGATGCTGCCGCCCGCTGTGTCTATACTGTACATCCATACAGTAATCATTCCGATGCCATGGAGTACCCTCCCCCTCTCCCCCGCGCCCGGCTGAAAGAACTGGAAGCCTGCGCGCCCGACGACGCCCTCTTGCGCGAGGCCCTATGGGAGATCGCCCGCCTCCGCCGGCTCGTGCTGCGATTCAACCACATGCACCAGATGTTTGCGAATGCCTCTCTACCCGATGGGGCCGCCACAGCGTATCAAGCGGTGGGAATCGAATTGGCTGCCGAACCGGCGGTGCATGAGCAAGCCGGATTCTACGGCCGCAACATCCCACCACGCGGGGCCCGATAATGGACGACAACGGCATTCTCGGCCAAGTGCCCGGCCAATACATCGCCCAGGCGGCCGCTGCGCTACCCGACCCGCAACCGCCCAGAAGCTCAATCCAAGCGTGCTGATCACCGTCGGACAAGTCGGCCGAGTGCGAATTCGGTTCGTGCGCAAACAAGCCCGGCACCACAAGCAGAGCCACTACTTTTGGTCGGCGAAGCGGGCCGAAACGCAACGCCGGCACAAGCGAAGGACTGGCAGCCCCTTATCCACTCGCGCTAGGACGGCCTCAGCGGCTACGTCAATGTCGCATAAATACAACACATACAAGGAGAATAATTCTACAAACAAAGTTCTTTATTCACAAAATTGCATACATAGGCACTCTTGTTGTAGTATTTCAATACGTCATCCTATACCTATACTGAACTGAACCTACGCTGACATGAACCGGAGAAGAGGATGAAGCTCACCCCATTTGGACTGTACGTGCGCACGTTGCGGTTGGAACTTGGGTTGACCCTAAAGACGATGGCAGACGCCCTGAAGGTCAGCCCCGCCTACTTGAGCTCCATAGAGCTGGGCGATCGGCCGCTCCCCAGTACCGTTGCTGAAGAAGCAATTAAGTTTTTTTCGCCTCAGGTGCGCGGCGAACGAATTGAGCAGTTGAAGGAGGCCATCGATAAGTCGGCGAACGCCGTGCCAATCGGAGGCTTAGAAAGTGAAGAGAAAGTGCTGGTCGCTGCATTCGCTCGCCGCCTGACAGAAGGCGAAGGCGTACCAGATGAAGTGCTGAAATGGCTAAAAAAAGGAGGCAATAAGCATGGTGGTACTGGATCAAGCGAGTAACAGGCCCACGCCCCGCGGCTACAAGGTCGCGGGACGTAGCCGAGCGCAACTGCGAGCAGCAGCCAATGAACTTATGCCGCTGCTGCGTCAGGCCGGCTGCTACACCCGAGGGCCCGGCTTCCTTGACGCGGTCCATCTCCTTGAGAACGTATTGCAGCGAGCCGGTTATTCATTCCATCCGGACGACTCAGGCGAGCTACAGGAGACGGTTGCATTTGCGATACCCGACCGGAAGCTAATCGTAATCAGGGATGACATTTACGATGCGCTTCATCGGGACACCCCCTTTGCGCGCTATACGGTAGTTCATGAATTCAGCCACATCTACTTGCAGCACGCGGTAACGCTGCACCGGGGCGCGACGCTGGGAAAGCACGAATGGTTCGAAGATAGCGAATGGCAAGCCAACCAATTCGCAGCGGAGCTGCTAATGCCACTAGAAGTCGTTAGGCGGCTCGACGCAATGCCCCTTTTGATCCAGGCGGAATGCGGCGTAAGCGCGCGTGCAGTAACGACGCGGCTGGCCAAGCTGAGGGACGAAAAGCTTATATGACCGTCCCCGGCTAAAAAAAAAGCTCTTTGAGCAAGAGCTTAATTACAACTTAGGCAAAAGCCTTTCCGGAACCGAGCTGGTCGGAATGGCTCTCGTGCACTACCCAGTGCGGCTGCGAGTCTATAGAAAATGGACCGATACCGCAAGCGCGAGTTCCCGATCCCAGCTCCCCTACAACATGGAGGTCGATATGACGACAAAAGAGGACGCTACAGACGTCATCTTCCGTCGCTTTCGCCGCACCAAGTCGGGGCAGATTCTTGACGCCTATAAGTACGGGCTCAAGGGCTGGCCGATCAAGGTGCGGAAAAGCAACCCCTGACGGAGCGCGTTCCTAGAACGCAGGATCGGGAACAATGGACTGGCGGGCGACAATCCCACAGTCTGTTGCGCGGCGGCGGGTCGAGAGTAGCGCCCACGCGGCCTAAGGGCTTTCGCTTCGCTCTCCAACCACTATAGGAGACCGCTATGGCGCTCAACTGTACGTGGCCTAAGGGCGTTCATGTGAACCAATACTTGAGGTGGAAGAAAGGCCGTCTCGAGGTGGTGCGCGAACACTGCAGGTCGAAGTAAACGCGGGCGGTGCTATGGCACCGCCTTTTTTTGTGACTCGTTATCGGACGTACCGCCACTACCGCTCGTCGGGCGTGCGGAAAGATCGCGCACGCTCCTGAAGTCCAGTAGCGACGACACCGGCGCCGACAGCATTTCCGACCATCGCAGAATATTCCGCTGTGCACTCTGCGACCACTCGTCGTAGGGTTGCGGGATCATCAGCGCCGGTGCGGGCGCCGGGATCGCCGCCGGCCTGACCGCTACGGGACTCGGCGGCGGCGAGTGCGTTGCGCAGGCCGACAATAGCGGCATCGCGGTCGCGCACAGCAGCAGCCGCAGCCGCCAAGCGCTGTTCGGTTTGGTGGGTAACATGGGCATTCGCCTCCATTCTGGAAAATTCGATGGCCCGCTGGTCGGCCTCCGCCGTGCGGGCGGCGTCGGCGTGGCCCGCACGCTCTTGGGCAATCTCGGCGGCCTGGTCGCTGTTTCTGGCCTCTAGGCGGGTTTTCTGGACCATGGCGGGCCCGGACGATGTCGGCGCCGCCGCGATGGCGGCCACGGCCCCATATCGCAGCCAGGCGGGCATGATCATGCTGGAGAGCGCCATCATGATCGGCCCTCCGGCCACGGCGGCAGGTCGACAGTCTGACCCGCCAGGCTGTGGGTACTGTCGGCCAAAAATTCGATTCGACCGTTGCGCACGAATGAATGACACCGGCCGCACGCAAACACCCGCTCCCCCGGCCCGGGCGGATGCTCGCGATAGAACGTGCACCAACATCCGCCGCCGCCATACCCCTGGACGTAGTGCCCGGTGGTAACGAGCACGCTGGGCGTGAACGTCGGGCGCTCGGCGTTATCATCCCAGCCCCAGCGTGGGCCCGGACCAGCGCCGACCTGGATTGAGTGCGACTCGTCGCACCCCGGACACCAAAACGACAGGCGGCCACCCTCCCCGCCCCGTAGGACCGCAGATAGCGCGCTCATGGGGACACCTCGGCCAGAGCCTGGGCGTAGTAGCCGGCCCACTTCTGCCGCAGATCGGCACGTTTGGCCGGCGTGCCGTTCGTCCATGCTCCCGGCCGCCAGAGGCGCAGGTAGTATTGCCAGGCCCCCTCCTCGTCGCCCAGCTCCGGCAGTCGGTCGGGATCCGTGTACAGCAGCAAGCGCGCCAGCGCGGCCGCGAGCGCGTCATTGGTGTCGATCGCGGTCCAGATCGCCTCGTCGATCGCCGGCACGCTGAAATGCGCGTACAAGCCAGCAGCGAGCGAGCGAGAGGCGCGATGCGTGCGCACGCCGTGCACCATCCCCCCACCCATTTCCCCCTGCCAGAAACTGCGCGCCGGCCCTTTCTTCGATGGGTTGCGCTTGTCGACGACTTGCCAGCGATGCTCCCAGTTGGATTCCTGGCCGCTGATCGCCAGTAGCATCAACTCGGCCTCGGGCGAGTCCATGGCCTCGGGCAGCAGACACAGTCCCTCGTCGACGGCACGGCGGATGGTATCGATCGGTCTCATGGCGACACCCCGATGATGCGCGCCACGTTGCCGCGGGCGCGGTGGGCT